CTTGGTACTGAAGTAGTGAATTATGTAGAACATGATTTGCCATGAAAAGGTTGTAGGTGCGGTCATGCAAACCCTACAGAGACAAAGCTGAAAAAAGGAGGGACTATGAATTATGATTAAAGACCAACCAAAAGTATACATAAGTGAACAAAAGGTAAGAAACAAACGTTCACGAGGGAGGTCACATGATTATAGTGATTATTATCGAATACCACTAGCCTTAGGGCTAGTATTCAATATGAACCAGGCACAAGCCTGGTTCTTTAATTTAAGGAGAGTGCAAATGGAAAATAAATTATTAAATATCATCCAGGTATTAGAGCAGCAAATTGTTAAAACTGACCTGGCTGATGCCTGGTTAAGAAGGATTTGGCAAGATAAGATTAATGAATTAATGCTCAAGGTCTCAAGGCTGCCAAGAGAAGCCAATTAAAAAAGGGGGCGCAATGCCCCCTTATTATTTTATGCTCTTAATTTTTCTAATAATCTACTAACAGCTTTTTCATTCTTACCACCTACATTCCATTCGTAAATGTCATTGAGTTCTGAACCTTCATCACCTAAATAATTTTTACCATTCTTCCAATTGTAAAGAGTGGCAATAGTACCATCAGCAAATTCAAAAGCCCATTCAACATCAGTTTTATGATTGTCACTCATACCTTCATGAGGTGGACCGAATGCCGCTAACAGCTGTTCGTAGCTAGCTTTAATATAACCTTGTAAGCTAGTGCCATATATATTTTCAGTTGCTTCCATTTTATTTTCCCTTTTTATTAATTAATAATTGACTATGGGCTATCTCCCATGTTAAGTCAAATATATAATTAAACATAAGGAGTGATTATGCCTAATTGGACTAGTAATAATGTTTTATTTGTTGGTAAAGAAAACCAACTTAAAAAACTACAGACTATGTTGAAATCAGAGGATAATGAATTTGATTTCAATAATGTGATTCCAATGCCAAATGAATTATCTGATACAGTAAGTGGATCAGAGAATGCAAAACCAGATTGGCAAAAGAAACAATCTCAAAAACTAATATCAAAATATGGTGCTGATAATTGGTATTCATGGAGTATTGAAAATTGGGGTACAAAGTGGAACGCAATTGATACTGAAGTTGAGCAACGTGATGGAAAGTTGATCTATCGTTTCAATACGGCTTGGGACGCACCAAGAAATATTGCCGAAGCATTATTAAGAATGCAAAAAACAATTCTTCAAGATATAAATATATCTTGGGAATGCATTCATGAAGACGGCGACGAAGAAGAAACAATAATAGATATAGAGACTGAGTATGACATCAAAGCCTCTTGATCAAATGTCCACGCAAGAATTAAAACTTGCGTGGGGCAAACGTGCAAAAGATTTTCTTGTTGGTAAAAAGATAGTGGACGTTTACTATCACTCCGAAGAAGAGAATGAAGAGATATTTTTTAATGATGATTATCAAACAAATGTAAGAATAGTGTTTGATGATGGCCATTGGATAACAGCTTCAAGAGATGATGAAGGAAACGGAAGTGGAGTTATCTTTACTACGAATCCTAAACTCTCAGTAATCCCCTCTATATAGAGGGGCACTCCCGAAGCTACCTGGTTTACATTCCCAGGTAGCTGAACGACAATTTTCGGAGATGTAAGTCGTTAACCTAAACTCTAGGTTTTTGTATGTTTTCCCTCACCTAAAACATGCAGCTCAACCAATTAAAATTTTAAATGTATTAATGCTCAAGGTCTCAAGGACCAGGGCACAAGCAGCTCAGCCGCTTCCAGGCTCAAGAATTTTTTTTAATTTAATGCTTGCATTGTTATGGGAATTATCTTATATAATAAATAAGGGGTATGAAAGCCTATGTGGAGAAAGTGACCATAATTCTTTTCATGCTCCTTATTAAAGGAGTGAACTATGAATATAAAAGAAGCGAAGGCAATTGTAGGGGGTTTGAGTAATCCTTCTAAGATGCCCGGTTATGGCTACGGCTTAAGCGCATTTGATTGTGCGGTAGGCTCGAAGCTTAGACTGATAAAGAATAGTACTTGCTCAATGTGTTACGCTTTAAAAGGGCGGTATACATTTCCAGGGGTCAAGAATGCTCACGCCAACAGACTTGAAGCGATCACCAAATCCAATTGGGTTGAGGCCATGGTACTATTAGTAAATAATTACGGTAAGAAAATACCTTATTTCAGGTGGCATGATTCCGGGGACTTACAGTCGGTGGATCACCTGAAAAAAATTGTAGCTGTTGCAATGCGCACGCCGTCAGTCAAACATTGGCTGCCGACACGGGAAGCTGGATTCTTGAAGACCTTCTATAAAGAGGGCGGTTCACTCCCGGGAAACCTGGCTGTACGTGTGTCAGCTACAATGATTGACGGTAAACCCCATAGCAATGTGGGGTTAACGTCTACTGTAAGCAAGAAGGAGAAGCCAATAGGATATAGTTGCCCGGCTGGGAAACAAGACAATGAATGCAAGTCTTGCCGGGCTTGTTGGAATATCAATATACAGAATGTTAGTTATGCAGCTCATTAGCTGCATGATTTATTCAAGCTGCAATGTAAAACTGGTTTGAAACGTTTTTGCAGCTTGAGTAAATTATATGTTTCACGTGAAAAAAATGTAATAAGGCTCAAGGCACATGGTTCAGGAACCAGGTCTCAAGGTCACAAGGCTCATGGATTAGGGCACAGGGTTCAAGGCGCAAGCCTTCTTTTGCTAGGCTCAAGGCTCTAGCTCCAGAATATATGGACATCCCTCCCCCTCCGAGGGGGGTAGCC